TGAAAGTCGGCGGCATGTGGTGTGCTCGCCTTCTGACATCGCGACCCGATAGCATTGTGGTGATGCTATCGGGAGAAACTGGGCGACCCTTGGGTCGCCTTTTTTCTATGCAGCTTTCTGCGGTGCCGATTTCCCAAGCAGCCAATCGGCGTCGAATGGGTTTCCTTTTTCTCGAGCAGCTACAGCAAGCAATTTCGCGTACTCCGTTTCACCTGTGTAATCGGTGCGTGGTAGCGAAGCTGCTAGCCTCCACTTGTTGAGTGCTTGATAACTGCGTCCACACACACGTGCTGCTGCTCCAATACCACCGACAGCCTCGAAGGCGAACGCAATGGCATTAGGGAAATTCTGTGGATTAAGCATGAATGCCTCCTTTCAACTGTCGGTTGATAATAATGTTCAACTGACAGATTAGCAATCATTATGTGACTATCAACCTATGATTGATAAAGAATCCGAAAGACTTATGTTTGCCGAGCGGCTTAATACTGCACTGGACGCCAATGGTGTTCGCCAGCGTGGCCGAGGCGCAGACATCATCAAACAGCTCAGCTCCAAGGGCGTGGTTAAGACCGCCCAAGCCGTCAGCAAATGGCTCAACGGAGCGGCTATTCCTGAAATTGATAGTTTGACGGCGCTATCCGCTTGGCTGGGCGTGCGCAGAGAGTGGCTTGAGCATGGGGTCATGCCAGTTTTTCCTCATGAAGCAGGTAATCAGCAAGTAGCGCAGGACGAGAACGTTATTGCCTTGACATCAAGCATGAACAAAGTGCCGCTGATTTCATGGGTTCAAGCTGGGGCGTGGTGCGAAATTGCCCCCACTGTCGAACTGCTCCACGCCGAACAGTGGGTACCCTGCCCTGTGAATATCAGCAGATCAGGATATGCGCTTCGCGTTGTTGGAGACTCAATGACAAATACCGGCCCAGGTCGCAGCTATCCCGAGGGATGCATCATTTTTGTCGACCCCGACCTCGCTGTGAACAACGGTGATCGAGTGATCGCTTCTTTGCCGAGTAGCAACGAAGCCACGTTCAAGGTGCTCGTGAAGGATGCCGGAAAGCACTACTTGAAACCTATCAACCCGCAATACCCCATCATTGAAATGACGGACGAAATGCAAATTTGCGGAAAAATCGTTGGCTCATTCACTCCTGAGTGATTACCCAGCCTCATATTTTCACCTGATGGTTGTTGACTTAATTTAACCACTGGTTGATATTTGCCTCACTCTTTACCACAGAGCGAGGCAATACCTATGCGCACCACCGCAACCTTGCATGTCCATCCGGCATGCGTCAGCAATCGCAAACTGATCGAACAGCTACAGCTCGCCACAAGCTGTCTGGTGGTCATTCATAACAACAAACCAAAGCTAGTTGCCAAGTCGTGCCAGCCCTCTCCTATCGATCCGAACGGTGGAGGGCACGCGGCATGATCAAGTACAAGATCGACAACCGCACGCTGCAGTTGCTCAACGCCCAGGTCAACCTGACCGAGACCTTCAACCACGTCCTGCGCACAGCACCGAAGCGTGAATGCCTGGCATTCCGCCTGAAGGCTGAACGCGGCACCGTGGAAAGCACTTTTGTCGTCGAACTGGGCTGCGAACGCCACACGCTAACCCTGCCAAACGACAAGAAGATGCACCTCAAACTGGCCGATTTCATTGAAGAGATCGCCAACGGTCCGTTCGACGCGAGCAACTCCAGCGACCTGTTGCATCTCCCGCATGCCGATCGTCAATACGGTCGCTTTGAAGTCCAGGACAAGCAGCGCGTGTTCGAACTGGTGCACACCGGCGGCGTGCTGAGCCTCGACATGGGTTTGGAACTTCCCCTGCATGTGGCGCTGCATCGCACTCGTACACGCCGCGGCGTCACCGCGATCTTGAGCATCGGCAACAGGAGTCCGCATACGCGCTGCTTCACCTTGTACGACCCCGATGCCGAGATTTACGCAAGGCTCCTTGAGTCCATCAACCACCTTGCTGCAGCGGCCACTCCTGCTGCGCACGCGGCATGAGGAGGACGATATGGAACGCACCCTCGCCCAAGCAGCCGCACAACTCGGCCTCACTCGCCCCAAATTGATCGCTCTCATGCGAGAAAAAGGTTTGCTTAAGGGAAACCTGCCGGCGGATCCGAAGCGCGACAAAGCGTACCTGCGGATCAAGGACAGCCCCTGGTATGACGAAAAATGCGGAATGCAGTACAGCCAGTCGACCCGCGTCATGCAAGCCGGCATCCGCTGGCTGGCCGAGCAGCTGGACATCGATCTTCCTGCCATCCCGGCAGACCGCTGTGACGTGGCCTAGGGAATACGCCCGCCAGATCGTTGCCATGCGCACACGCGAGGAGCGCAACGCCGCGCTCCTCGAAGTGCCCGAACATCTGCGCGAGCTGACTAAACGCCACTGCCTGAACGCCTGGAACCACCCGGCACGACAACAACGCAAGGAGGCTCAACAAGGCCATGAGTAACGCTGCACAGAACCCGCTTCGCCTGCATCCGGCGCCTGAGTCGGCCACCGTCGAACTGCTCTATCGAATCTTCGGTGACGTCCTGATCCCGCTGGAAAAAGTCCGCGAGCAGTACTTTCGCAATCTCAACGAGCAGTCGTTCGTGACGGAGATCAACAGCGGCCGGATCCAGCTTCCGATCACCACGCTGGACACCAGCCGCAAGGCGCTGAAGTACGCGCATATCCGTCACGTTGCATCGCTGATCGACATCCGCGCCTACAAGGCTGATGAAGATATGCAGCGACAGGAGGACGGCCAACACCAAACGGCCCCGGCTGTCACCACCGGCTCACGACAATCCTAGGAGCACACCACATGATGACCCCACTACAAATCGGTGCACTGTTCACCCTGATAGTTCTGGCCGCCCTGCTGCTCTGGGACGGTTACATCATGGGCCGCAGAGATGGCCTGGAGACCGGCCTGCGCGAGAGTGAGGACATCCAGCGCGCCGCAAGCGCCAAAACCATCCGCCAGATTCGGGCCTCCCTGCAGTTCATCCGGGCCGATCACACGTGCCTGGCACAAAACTGCAAGCGACTTGAAGCAGGTCAGCTCTTCGGCCCGGCCGAGCACCAGACGCTGGTCGCCATCGGCGAGCTGCTGCGGATCGCGGCCGAGACCTTCAGCGCCTTCCGTACCGGCAAGAAGCTCGAGCGGGATGCTCGGTCCCTGCGCGAGCAGGCGCTTGCCATGGCTGCACAACTGCAATCAGGACTCGAGGACAGCCATATCGGACAACCACTCGGCACCGCCGAGCAAGTCACGGTGGAGGCTGCGTGAATATCCAACGATCAACATCAGCGCCCAAAGCCGACTAGAGCATGCAACGACAGCAGATCCCCTTCAAACATGCAGAAGAAATGCAGAAAAGGAACAATATGGAAATTTATAGCGAAACTCTTGCCGAGGACGAGCTCGTAGCAATCACCGGATATCAACGACCTTCACTGCAACAGGACTGGCTCAATCGAAATGGTTGGAAATATGTACTCACGGGGTCACGTCGTCCCGTTGTCGGCCGCGTGTACGCTCGACTGAAACTATCTGGTGTAAAGCCTTCATCTGAAAATATTGCGGCCGAAGCTTGGTCACTTGATCTTTCGCGCGTGGGGTGAAAATGCGACCACGAAAGGCATCAAATCGGGATCTACCACCTCGCATGATAAGGCGGGTCAGGTCGTTGAAGAGTGGAGTTGAGTGGGTCGGCTATTACTACGACGGGAGAGATGATCAAGGTAAAAGGAAAGAAATCCCTCTTGGTACCGACCTAGATGTCGCAAAGGCGGAATGGGCGAAACTCGATTGCAAACCAATTCCGCAAAAGAACACCTTGCTTGGAAAAGTTTTTGACCGATACGAGGCAGAGATCATTCCAGGCAAAAAACTTAGAACCCAGAAAGACAACTTACTTTCACTTACACAGCTTAGGAAAGCTTTCAATGACGCTCCGATCAACGCTGTGACACCGCAAGTGATAGCCCAGTACCGCGATAAGCGGACCGGCAAAGTTCGGGCGAATCGTGAGATCTCGCTGCTCTCACACATCTACAACATCGCCAGAGAATGGGGTATCACCGACAAGGAAAACCCAGCCTCCGGTGTACGCAAAAACAAAGAGACACCACGTGATTTTTACGCTGACTCTACGATATGGAATGCTGTCTACGGCGCTGCAGTACCAGAACTCAAAGATGCCATGGACTTGGCTTATCTCACCGGCCAACGCCCTGCGGATGTTCTGTCCATGCGCGCGACAGACGTCACCGAAAGCTTTCTGCAGGTTGCCCAGGGCAAGACCTCAAAAAAACTCCGGATTCGTCTCGATGCGGGCGAGATTATTAATGGCTTGGGTGAGCTTGTGGAAAAGCTGCTCGCGCAGCGAAAGGCACGCGCAGTCCGAAACCCATACTTGATCGTTACGGAGGACGGTCGTCATGTAACCGCCCCAATGCTGCGTCTACGATTTGATGATGCTCGAAATACTGCTGTCGCGAAGGCTCTAGAGGAAGAGGATGCGCAACTCGCTTCGAACATCCGACGATTCCAATTCAGGGATATCCGACCTAAGGCAGCAAGTGAAATTGACGATATTGGGCATGCCAGCAGACTACTCGGGCATAACGATAAGCGCATAACGGAGACAGTTTATCGGCGCGTCGGCGAGATCGTAAAACCTACTCGTTGAATGCAATAAGACATTCAATCCGCTGATATATTTGTTACCACTCACAGGAGATTAGGGGTCGCCTTACCCAACGCATCTCGGCAAATGGCTGCCCCTCAAAGACGACGACGCTTTTTATATAACGACGAGGCGTTCTCTTCAACGACCACAGGGCAATGCCGCTAGCTCGTCCTCCGTCCAGCAGTGGTCCAAAAATACACAGGCCTGACAGCAGGTCCGGCTGTCAATGGGCTGTATGAGACAGCGCCCCTCTCGACGGTCTTGAACAACTTGATGCGCGCAATGATGACGCTGGTTATCCACGAAGAACGCCGGAGGGTCGACGGTGCGGGCGCTGATGGCAGACTCCATTGCTGCGTCATCCCCGCACGCAGCCCAACTATGGAATCGGCATTCTTGGGTACGAGGCTCTGCGAGGAGAAAATGCGTCGCTCTACCGGTAGCGACTAACCATTCGTCTGCCTCCGGCAGTTCGCCGACCAGTGACTTCGCCACCCCGCCGTTGCGGAATCCAGGAAACGTCGGTAGATCGGCTAGGGAAAGTGCACCGCCGAGCTCCGCCCCGCAAATTTCAATTAGCGCGCTACTACGTGCATGAATTAGCTCAAGATGCGGCACCAGCGTTTCAAAGCCGTCATTTTCCTTTCGGTAATCAAGTTCGACAGGTGTGTCGTCGTCTATCACGGTATAGATTGCCTCGTCCTTCCGTGCAACAAATAGAGCCGGATAGATCAGAATGCGCGGGCGACGAACGAACAGCGAGCTGCCGGTTCGTTCAAAATGGACATGCAGCCCCTGAAATGCTCCTGATACATCGCTGAACTCGAGGTATTGTCGAAGCTGAGCTGGACGTAAGGGAACAGGCGAGTCTTCAGTGAGAGCCGAGCGATGGAGAAGCTCAAAAATCTCTCCTGCACGCAGCTTGAATTGGGCACGGGTAAAAATGGAAATGTCACCCGGCCGTGCCGCATGAAGGAAGGTTTCAACTGGTGTTCTGAACACCACCATCCACTCGCCACTAATAATGACAGCGCGAGGCAAGTCGTGGCCATATTGCTCCTTCAGCGTTCGCACATAGCCGCAGACTTGACGTAAATAGTCGTCCCACTCACCAATGATTGGCGATATATCCTTGGCCTTTCCTTGGCGGATATGTTGGATAGCAGCAACGAGCAACGTGGCCTGGTCAGCATACTGACCCTCTCCTCTAGCAGAGATTGCAGGCTTATCCCAAGCCTTTGCCTCGACCAGCAAGAGGGGCTCGCGAGTGATATCGACTACTCCGACATAGTCCATGAACTTCGTGGTTAGAGATTGGAGACGGGCCTCTTCAAGCACATTACCCCCACCCCCTAGCCGCCATCCAAGATGCCCGAGCAATTCATCCACGAAAAGCATGCGTGTGTCGTGCTCGTGGGGGCGGCGGCTCGGATCCAACTCGGCGAATGGGTCGCGCTGTGGCCTCGCAAGCTCTCGCTCGATCGCATCCAACAGATCCCCTAGGCCACGCTTGAAAGTGTTTCGAAGTGTCAACCGGTTCACTGGATCAGTTCCGGTAAGCGATACAGCAGGCGTCGCGCCGCCGGCCAACCGGCCTCCAGGAAGACCTCTAAACAGTCAACAAGCGCAACTCGTCGGGTTGGGATCTCAAAGATCTCTTTGTGGTCGGCGAGGAATACTCCGACCAACTGAACTAGAAGCTCCACTCCTAAAGATTCATTTTGGTAGCCTGATCGACGGCTGGCTTTCAGGGTGCTGGCCGCTAAATCAAAGGCAGCACTTGCGTCCACATCGATAAGGCGCTCGACAAGCTGCAGCATATAGTAGGTGGTATGTGGCGATGCATACTCGCCAATTCGCTTTAGAAGATCAGCGTTTTCTTGGAAAAACACTTCAAGCCCAACACGAGAGAGCGGTATGTCGCCCCCATGTTGATTTTTCTTCGCACTGGTCGCGAAAAACATCTGCATACCAGCTGTGTCAATCAGGCTCGCGCACTCTCGCGCCTCGGTGGTCTCGACCTCGTTCAGGTCAGGAGTATTCACCCACTTGGCGAGTTGAGCATTCGCAGCATTGACTATGTCGTAGACAAGTGCCTGAGAACGCTGACGGAGATCGGCGTTCTTATCGGGAATGTCACCGACACCTGCAACGATAGCCTCGCGAAGCGTCGCCAAAACTGCTTTAGCTTCGTCGGCGTGTTTCCAGGGCACAGACAACCATTGATCGAGAATGACCTTTGCCTCTGTTACCTGGTAGGTAATCCAAAGGACAGTGAGCTTATTTGCGATAGCCTTGAAAAGCCGCCGCTCCCGGTCTGATCCCGGCTTTTCACGCTGCAACAGCATAAGTAGCAGCTCTAGACTAAGCGGTTGATCCGTGTGAATCAGTTTTGAAACAACGTCTCCGACCAGATGCTCGATGACCGTCAGATTTTGTTCATGAGTGAAGAGTTCTTTCAGTAGAAGCCAGAAACGATCACGGTCGAGATCCCAGATCCGGACGAGACGCACAGCCGCGTTTAGCCGGACGGCTGGATGGCGATCAAATAGAAGTTCCTCTGCGCGACGAGCTAGATCTGGATAGAGATCTGGGCGTTGCATGAACAGATCCCAATAGGCTTGCGCGGCTTCAATCCGCGCCGCAGGGCTGCCCCAAGAGGCGGACTCTTCGAACTGCGCCTCCGTTTCTATATTAAGCTCTGGACTCTCGGACCTACATGCGAAATCCAACAACTCTGCAAAAGTTGCATCCTGCTGCGGCGTCGGCGGGACCTCTTTCGATATTAACAACTCTCGCGATACGATGACTTCGCAGCCTTGACCAATTATCGCCTCTGCATTCAGCTGCAGATCGACGTGCGGCGTACTCTCTGATAGCAACGTTCGTATGGCCTGCAATGCAGCAAGAATGTCGGTAAGAGAAGCCATTGCCGTATCAGAGTTCGGTTCATTGCGTAGAATGTTCTTCGCTACGTTGATGGCATCAATAATTCGGGAGTTCTCTGGTGCCTCCCTATTTAGGTCTTTGATCCAGTGAAAATCGTCTGGCGTAATAAACCCTGAATGTATGGCGAAAAGCCGCTCATTTGTGGTGGTCTGGTCTAGGGTTTTCGCGTCCATGATTTGCTGGGCTTCAGGAGTGACTAAATTGTCACGACCGATTGCAGAAAAAACGCGCTCCAGAAAAGCTTGCCGCGCTTCCGTTCGATGTTTGAAACTTGAGAAGTCAAACCCGAACACAGCCTGTTCAAAAGCCTGCCGCTCTTGCATCGATCGTCGCTCAATGCCCTTCGCAACGAGATCAATTGCGTCCTTGCGTGTGTCTGGAAGGATAAGGAAGGGTTCGGTCACCGCTATGGACCAGAGTTGGTCTACCAAGCCATCGCCGCGCTCGACAGCACAGAGGAACATCCGAGACCACACAATTGCGAACGAAGCTTCCCGGATCAGGATATCGATCAGAGCCAGAGCTTCGGCCTCCGGGGCGCCTTTGAGGTAATTGCGCAATTTCGATACCAGGCTATTCGCGTCTCGGTCGTACTCGCTATCAGGATCGTGGGCCCAAATATAGCTGCGGTCTTCCCGCAGACGGATTGATTGTCCGCTGACAAGAAACTCTACGTCGAGGGCGTCATCGGTGGGGCTATGTTCACGCGCAACGTAGCCTTCAACCGCATTCATGACGGCCCTTACCGCAGCTCGTGGGTGGGACTGTAAAAACTTAGGCAAGTACTCGCCTAGCGACCAACGCGCCATTTCATAATCTTGCCGGGCATTGGAGGTCAGGGAGAGGATTTGGCTTTGACCAATTCGAGTTTGGCGATCCTCCCTCACTTCATAATCGAACACTATTCGATAGATGTAGTTAGTGACGAACTCAGGATCGATGTCTCCCACCGCCGCAATCTTGTAGCAGACTGCCGGCACCTCCTCATGCCCGAACTGATTCATCCGATGGCGATCGAACAGCTGGATTAACAACCCACGCGAAGCCTCAACGTCGGAGCCATAGGTGGCAATGACGAAGCCAATAGCGGACCTCACAATAAATGCAGGCTCCGGAAGGGTAAGGCCGTGTGCTAATAGTGCACGTGCAGCCTTACCGAGCATCGGCTTTAAGGCAACATCCGCGACTCTTTCGATGAGAATATGGAGTAGAAAGCTTAGGTTGCTCGCTACGGTTGCTGGGGCGCTTGCCAAACAATCAGCTAGATAAGCCCAAGGTTCCAACGCAAATTTCTTTTCGTCCTCAAGCTGCACGACAAGAGCGCCGGCAATATGCGACAGCGTTTTCGATACGGTATTGTCACCCGCTTTGGCTAGGTTACCCAACCAAAGACAATCTTGGGGTGCAACGGGAAACTCTGCCCCCAATCGACCAGCGGTGCTACGGATGATTGGATCTCCATCATCATCGTTGATAAGCGTGCCCACTGCGATCCAAAATCGTGCGTGATTCGTCTCGGACTCCCAAACTTCACGCAACACGAACCCAAGCGCTGGCGAGAGCATCAACCCCAGAGCGTCGGCCTTGCTGAACCTATAGGCGCCGTTAACAATCGTGCTCGGATCAAGGGCGAGCCGCGCTGCCGCGTAGTCGAACAGCAGATGATGTCGAAATTGAACCCCCCGTCCGGTATCAACGACTACGAGCACTCCTTCCTTACACAGAGTGTCGATCATGGCAGGGTTATCGCCCGCTGCCTGGAGTGTTGGAGCGCGGAGTGCTCGAGCTTGAACCATAAGCTGGACCACTCGGCTAAGGCTACTCCTTGCGGGCAAACCGTGACCTTCTACACGGTGATCCCAGTACAGGCGCAACAAATCCGCTTGAGAAGCGACTTCGTCTAGATGCTTGAGCGAGTCCCCCAAAATCAGCTCGCTGAGCAGCCGAGTGTTGAACGGCACCATCGCCAAGTCACGCAAACGCGAGGGTGTTTTTGCTAGACATCTCGCCAGTTCCGGCGACTGGTGTAAGAGTTGGTCAAATTCGGCTTCCGACCATAGCGGCACTTGAATGTGCTGGACCTCGGCGAAGGATGGGTCAGCAAGTGAGGCCTCTGGCGGTTTACCTTTGAACAGCGCACGCAATTGCTGCCCCATGCGCAGATCAAAATTACGAATCGAAGCAACAACGCTCCAGCGTCCCTTTCGTTCTAAAACTCGCTCAATGAGTGCTCGGAACACCCCTTCACCGTGACCGCCGCGCGTTGCATCTAGTGCGTCAACAATGAGAAAGGCGGGCCCCGGTCCGTCCCAGGCTTCCAGTACATCAAGCAGCGGGTGCCGCAGTCCTATCTCACGAGACAAACCTTCAAGACTTTCGATCGAATATCGGTCGACGGCGAGTTGCAGGATATCAAAACCGTCATTGCCCAATTGGCGAGCAAGAGCGTTAAGAACCCCGCTCTTGCCTGCACCCGGCTCGCCGATAATGAGCAGAGGGCCATTTTGTACTGCAACTTCAACCGCGGTTTGACAGTCACGCCGCACCGATAGCGGTGCTCCACTGACTACTTCGATCTTTTCATAGCTGCCAAGTGCTTCGGCTATCTGCTTGGAATGCTGCCGAAGAGTCTGGATGTCGGCGCGGTACTCAGGAGATGCACTGAGTACGATGCCCCGGCGGGCAAGTAATTGCCTCAAGATAGAAAGGTCACCACCTCCGCGCTCTTGCATCAGTCGGCCGCTAAGATCAGACAGCGCTGTGAACGCGTTTTCTGCATTCAAGTCCGTGCCAAATGCCTTGACAAGAGATCCACTTGCCAACGCACTGCCACGCTCACCATCGAAGGTGAAGACGACCACTAATTCCGCCAACTCCGACAGCAATTGATCATTGATAGGAGTCTTGGTGATACTCGCCCAAGCTTGTGCGACTAAGTTACTAAATACCTGATATGCCCGCTGCTGCGCTTGGTTAAGCGAGCCACCGCCCGGTTGTGAGACGAGGCGAAGTGCATTCGGTAGATCGCTCCTGATTTGAAATGAAGCCTGGGGACTCACAGCCAGCACCAACCGGTCGCGCGAGGGATCGAGCGGCCGGTTCCATTCCATCGAGCCATCACCCTGCTGTGCAACAAACCAATGGCGAACAAACTGAACAATTGTCTTACCCAGCGGGGAGTTTGGATCTTCACTGAGGGTCGTCGTTGTCTTGGCCTGCACAGCGACGTAGCCACCGTCACTAGTTTTGATCAGAAGGTCGTCAACCGGCGCCTCAGTCTCGAAGCGGATCCACTCTGGTGCGGCGGCGCCAAGACGAAAAATGTCATCAAACCGATCACCTGCCAAAATCCAGGACGAGAACAGAGCGCCAAGCTGCTGTTCGAAACGAATGCCAGCGCTGGTCGCAGCGCCGCCCCCGCCAATACGGTCACTTTGTGAGGGATGTCGTGGCGTTTGGGTCAAGGCAAGTTTCCGATCTAAGTATGAGAATTGGGTAGTGATAGCCGAGTTCGACGGCCTTGGCAATGTGTGAAGCATAGGCCGCCAGCCGTGGGAAGAACTAGCACCTGCGTAAAGCCTGCTGCAAATGCACAGTCATCTACCAAATGCGTTGCTTGTTCAGCAGCCGATCGCTTCTGGTCGTCTTTTTCTGCCCTTCTTGAAAGGTCTTAACTCAAGAACCCCCTCAGACGGGATGATTTTGAGTTAACGAAAAGTCTCGTTGCATCTTTGATATTTAGGGGCTATCTGAACTCACTGGAATCAAAAAAACCGGCCAAATCGTTTCCGCAAATAAACTTTCAACCCTTGAATTCAAACGCCTTCAAAGCATCAACGAATACTGCGAAGCGGAAACCAATATGGCTTAAGACATTGAAATATATAGATTAATCTCCAGACTTGAAAACCGTCGACTGTAACAGGTCCATGAGTTCGAATCCCATCGCCTCCGCCATCTTATGTACGACAAAGCCCTGATTATTCAGGGCTTTGTCGTTTCTGGGGTTAGACATTTCCGCCGCGCCATCTGAAGCGTTACAAAACTTTTGGGTCCGCGTTACAAAACTTTCTGCTTGTTCTCCCCTCTTCGGCGTCCTGCCAACGTAAAACACCCTTCATGTAACACGGTGCTACGCTGGGCTCTTTCACGGAGGAACGCCCAATGCCAAATTCTGATCTGCTCCCTTCCCTGCTATTCAAAATCAATGAAAACCAACTTGCCCTCGAAGCAGCCATCATGGAGCTTACAAACTGGGTAGAGCAGCGCGGATCCGCCGATGTGGCCGAAAATGTCCGTGGCGCGCTTTGGGCTATCGACAAGAATGAAGAATTTATCAAGATGACCCTAGCGGTTTTAATGACACCTGACTGACGGTTCGTCGCCTCCTCCTCGCCACCTCGCAGCGCCTCGATTACTGTACATGCATACAGCACTTGCACAGCGAACCCCGCTCCATGAATTTCGACCAAGCGAAAACCCTCCGGCTCCAGAGATGGCATGCACATCTCGACGACCAGGACTTCCGCATGCAAAACCCAGAGGGGCATCGGGAAACCCTCCATGAGATGGCAGCCACGCTCCGCGATGAAGGCCTGATCAACCAGCTTGAGCAGTTCGACATGAATGAGATGGCAGACGCCGCGTACTGGCACGCCGTCGAGGAGTTGCAGAACTCGCCTGGACACTACCGCGGCGCCTCGACCTATGACGTCGTTCAGATCGACAACGGGAATCTGCTGGGCACTATCAGCCGCTCGGTATTCAACTTTGCCGATGACGAACCGCACGGCGCTTCCTTCGCCTACGACGGCAAGGTCTACTCCGATGCGGAGGGTGTGCGGCTAACCTTGGGGCTTTCCCGAAAGATTGGGAAGATTTCAGGCTTGGTTCTGGAAATGAATGGGTTCCGGTATCAGTTGATCGAGACTGAACGAATGATCGCCGGCATCACCCACCGGCCCCTCTTCGACGCTGATGCCTATCGAGCCCTTATAGACGCGGCTCAGGTTGCCCATGAAGAGCGAGATCTGTGCGCCTTTGAAAAGGTGCGCCCTCATATCGAGTCGGCGGCCTTCTGCATTTGCCCTGCCTGCCTCGATCGCTTTGATGCGCGGGACGACTGCCCGACCTGCGCCGGAAAAGGCTTTGTGACAAAGCCGGCAGCTGCGGGTCTACGGTCAAAGATTGAAGATTGAAGATTGACGATGCGTGGAGTGCCTGGCGTTTTTGGTCTGGGGCTTCTAAAGGGCTTCAGGGGGCATTCAACCACCTAGATACCCCTCAAAAACGCTGGAATGGTACGAAAACTGGTACGAGATTTTCAGTAGCAAAAAAGTGTTGAGTCATTTCTGAGTAGTGGGGATGAGTCTCCAGTATGGCGCTTAGCCATCCTTGATGATAGGTTCTGCCCACGCCTCCCTTAAAAGGAATTTCAGAATGCTACAAAGCGGTTATATCAACTTTTTTAACGTAAACAAATGTGGTCTATACCGACACTTCAGTGATGCCCCTAAAGGTCTAGACTTGGCTGATACATTCTCCAGACTCCAGAACTGGAAGATTGGCCGAAATTTTGAAGCAACAAACCCATGGGCTGCTGGTAAAAACAAGAACAAAACCCCATGCTACTGCCACGCTGTTCACCACGACACCGATACCGGAGATTATTTCCTGGTGCTGTGGAAAGGAGACTCCGACCGGCATGGGCCGCTCTATGGAATCACAGTCAATGCGGACGGCACAATCGAGCCGGCTGTCGAACAAACAAAAACCAAAAATAACAAGCAAATGATTTGGGGGCGACCATGCTATTATTGGGTAATCCCTGAACTAAATATAGTCGCCTCCATAAAATTTGATAACTCGCGCACAGATTCGACAATGTTTCAAGACTGGGTGAGTGGCTGTATAAACTTTAGAGTTCCGCTTTCAGACTACAAAGTCAGTTCCACAGAGAAAGGCTTTACTCGTTTCGAAATGATAGACGACGAGGAAGACAAATTTAAGTATTATTTTCAATTTGATCTTTCAATGAAATCCCTCTCTACCTCTTCAGCGGAAATGCAAGATTTAGCGAGACGAGTAACCCAAATTGTCAGGCGCGAAACGGTTTCAATTAAAGCAGTAGATAAGCGAAAAGGTTTTGTGAATTACTTCAGAAACTTCACTGTGCCATTTATCTCCGCGGAAGACAACTCTTCTCGGAAGGTAGAGCTTAGAATTGAAGCTCAACCAACAATAAAAGAAATAGAAACAATTATCGAAACACATGCAACAAATCACGATGCGAATGTTTGGGAGGATGTAGGTTTTATATTAGACAACAAGCCTTCAAAAATAGTCTGGGCTAGTAAATATAGGCTCACAGAGCACATTTCCATAGAAGATCATGGGCGTCCAGTTTTCCAGGCAAGCGATATTTATGCTACTATTAAAGCCAATCGAGATCGCTATTTAGGCCCTCTCAGAAAAGACATATTACCAAAACAGGCCGAAGCAAATGGTTAAATTATCACTCATGGCTGTTACAGCCGCCCTGTTTGGCGGAGTGGTATTTTGGCAAAACTCAACTTTCACTTACTCCGACTTCAAAGATTATTGCAGTACACTACTTGCCATCTCTGGCATGGTTTTTACTATCATGGGCATTTGGATAGCATTTGTTTATCCAAATGCAATAAAGAGACTGCAGGACCCGGACAAAATAAAAATCGCGGACTTCACTGCTACGATGCAAGATACCCGCCGCTTAGAGAGCATTGTCGGAAGTATTATGGAGTCAGGAGCGGTTGCAATCAGCATTACTCTGATTTATCTGCTCAAGCTTATTCTATCCGGGCTACCGATATTCTTAGAACATCGAGAGGCAATCAAGGCTATCGCAGCAGGATTCGTAATTTTTCTCACCCTTGTTCAGTGTTCTGCGGTGTTTAGCGTAATCTACGCGAACTATCTTTTTATTGATGATCTTCACACGCGAAGAGAGGCTCAAGAGAGGAACGCCGATGTTTCATGATGGCCGCCCCCCCTTATTAAAACTAGCAGCCATGTGACGAAGACGCAGAAAACGACAAACCTATCGAATAACTCAGGCACTTGACGAATATTGAAGTGCCTTTTTTGTCCCTGAATTTCTGAGTGCGCTTGACTCATTTTTCCATTGCCCTGATGTATGACTGACACGCCTGCAGCGCGATCAGCCCCCTGTCGCCGGTGTCGGTAATGGCGATAATTCGTTGAGCATGCGCTGGGTCAAGTTCGGCTCTTGTGGGGCCATGAACCACGCCGCCGGTGGCGGCGGTGGTTGACAACGATCCGTTGCCGGCGCCGGTGGTGGCATCGAGTAGGACTGACAGGCGCAGATCAGCAGTGGCAAGGCGGTCGCGCAGGCGACCTTGATCACGTTGGGCATCACTCAAGGCTCGGTAATGGGTTTGTTCGCTGGTAGCCAGGCGCTGCTCGAGCGCGAGGCGTTTGTCCTGTTCGGCACGCTGCTGAGCGGCCGAGGCTTGATTCAGTTGGTTGAGGGTTTCGGTTTGGAGTCGGGCCTGCTCTGCGAGCTGTTTGCCGTAGCGCCAATCCTGTACTTGCCAGGTAATGGCCGCAGAACCACCGACTAAAACGACCAGCAACACTCCTTTTGCCAGTAGCCGATACGGCGCCGGGATCAGTTCGCCGAGACGCATAACACCGCCCTCGCCCGCCCCCACAACTCCAGCCGATCCTGCAGGCCGTTGAGACCGCCGTTGATCCTGCGGGTGATCGTGTTGAATTCGTTTTGATCGGCCAGCGCGTTCAGCCCATTCACGGACCAGAACCATGCGGCCGATTCAGCGGCCCACTGCGGCAGTTCCAGCAGTTCAGGCGTACGCAGCAATCGCTCGTCACCGAACAACGCCAAGCTGCAGCGCAGGTAATTGTCATGGCCGGTGACCTGGATCAGGCCGCGACCGCGATAGCGCTGGCCATCACCATCCGCTGCCGGGGTGTTGCCCAGTTTCGCAGCCAGGTTGCCGGTGTCGTATTTGCTCAGGTACTGATCGCCGCCCAGTTCCCGGACGTACTGCAGCTGACCCGACTCGTGACCGACTTGCGCCAAGAACGCGGCTTGGCGTTTCGGCGTGTTGATCTGCCGATTGGCCATGGCTGCGTTGAGAGCGGATACAAAAACGCCCGCTTGGCGGCGGGCGTTGGGCATGATGCTTTGCAGCTGTTGCTCAGTGATGGACATAAAAACTCCAGACGTAAAAAAACCGCACTCAGGCGGCGATGGGATGCGGCTATTGCTTCTCGATGTTCACAACCTTGAGGGGTGGTTTCGGCCCTTTCTTTTTCTTGCCCTTGGATTTACCGGCTTTACCGGCGTTGCATTCGACCGTGGTCGACCAGCCGGACTGGGTGAACACCTGCTCGACCGAATCCGCCAGGTATTCGCCATCAAGCCCAACCTTGAAACCCTGAGCGATGATGGGACGCTCGGCAAAGATGTCCGTCCGGCCGGGCATCTCAAGCCGCACATCGGCGGTCGAGCGGTTGAACGCTGAAAGACGGGCCTTGGCCGCCGCTTCAGCAGCGCCCTTATCTGGGTAGATATGGCGGTCGGTATGCACTGCCGGCAGGCCGTCCGGAGAGTCATCATTGTCGATGGTAACCACCGCGAGCTTGCCGTTCTTTTTGTCCTGATGCTTGGTCGCCACCGCCTTGTGCGAATTGCGATCACCGAGACTAAATTGCCAGCGACTGAGGTCACTGCGGGTCAGCGTGATAGCGCCAAATGCTTTGCCGCTGGCCGTCTGGCCACCTTGGCGCGGCATCACCAACAGCTTGCCGTCGGCCACCTTGGCCGTGCAGTCGTATTGCTTTGCCAGACGGGTGATGAAATTAAAATCGGACTCGTTGAGCTGGTCGACCCGGGCGACCTTGGTCGACACCGGGCAAACCGGCGTCCAGCCATTGCGCGCAGCGACGTCAGCCACGATCTTCGACAGCGGCACGTCTTCCCAGCTTCCGCTACGGATGGTCTTGCCGCTGCCACGCATGTCGCTGGCCTTGCCCTTGATCACGATGGTATCCGGCGGGCCTGACACCTCGACCGTGTCGACGGTGTAACTGCCCATACGCGTCAAGGTCGTTTCGGCATAGCCCAGGTAGATCTCGATTGAGCTGCCACGCCGTGGCAATTGCACTTGCCCATCACGGTCGTCGATACGCAACTCAAACTCGTCGGACTCCATGCCCGGCTTGTCAGAGGTACGCAGCAACAACAGCCGATCATTGATCTTGGCCGTGACATCGGCGCC